ATATACTATATTCTGATTCTTCTTGGATAGACAAAATATCAGATCTATTAAATACGCACAAGGTAGTTCACGGATGCGAATATTTATATCGTGATTTATATCACGATGATCTATACAAAATATTAAATTTAGACAAAACCAATACAAAATATACTGTTGTAAAACATATAAAAGATCAAACTCCTTTTGAATTCAGTTCTATTAGTCCAGGATATAATATCTGTATTGATAGAAATTTTTATCACAAAATTAATGGATTTTTTGAGTATTCTCACGGTACGGCAGGAGATACTTTATTTTGGGCTTCTTTTATCAAGGATTACAAACCATATTGTTGTGCGTTATTTTGTGCTCCAAGATTTAAAGAAATAAAAGAAAGATATATTGAATATAAAAATAATGTTTTAAAAATATGCGATCCAATAAAAGATGTTAATTATTTAAAAGATAATTGTGGTTTACATCTATTTCATGGTAATCTAAAAAATAGAGAATATGGTAATCAAGATAGATTTATTCCTGGCCCAATAAAATTTTCTAAAAACTCTGATGGTGTTATTGAGATGAAAATTATACATCCTATCGTCAAAGATTTAAAACAATATCTTGAGTTTCGCAGAGAGGATGACGATATAGAGGTTGACAGTGTTTGAGCGTTGTGGTATACTCGACATACACACAGGAGACTATTTGGATGACTCACGATTTTAATTATGTTTGGGGAATGGTTCGTGATCTTAGGGCCACAAGCAGTACTATTGATAAGCAAGCAATTATTGAGGACTATTGCAATCATAACTCTGAGGCTGCAAATTTTGCCAAGAAGATTCTTCTTTACACCTATCATCCTCTTTGGCAGTATAATGTCACAAGCGATAATCTGAAAAAGAAAAATTCTCTAAGAGGTAAGAGTTATAAGAATTTCTTTGATCTTTTGGATGACCTAAAGACTCGCAAGATCACGGGCCACGATGCTATCGGAGCGGTCCATACTTTTATTGATAGCCAGTCAAATAAAGACAATATTGAAGAACTCATTTATTGCATTATTGATAAGGATTTGAAAACCCGTGCTGGTGATAAGATTATCAACAAGGCTATTACTGACCATATTCCAGAGTTTAGTGTTGCTTTGGCAGATAAATATGATCCGAATATTGTAGACTGGAAGGATGGATGGTATGTTAGCAGAAAAATTGACGGTGCTAGATGTATCGCTATTGTTGATAGTAATGGCGACACTACTTTCTATTCCCGTACAGGAAAAGAATTTGATACTCTTGGTGTTGTTGCTGGTGGTATTAAGAATCTTGGTGTTACTAATGTAGTATTTGATGGTGAACTTTGTCTTGTGGATGACGATGGTAATGAAGATTTTCAAGGAGTGATGAAGCAACTTAAAAAGAAGGATCATACCATCCCCAATCCATCTTTTAAGATTTTTGATATGCTTACGCACGATGAATTCTACAGCAAGAGGGGAGAACAGAATCGCCCGTATTCTATTCGATACAATAATCTACGAGAAGTAATGAGAGACAATACTTGTGCTTGTCTTAGTGTGCTTAGTCAAGAACTTATTAAAGACGATGATCATTTTGCCGAATGGACAAAGCGAGGTAATGATTATGGCTGGGAAGGTGTGATGCTTCGTGCCGATGAGCCATATAAAGGTAAGCGTAGTAAAGACTTGCTAAAGGTTAAGAAATTTTTTGATAACGAATATAAGGTAATTGATACCGAAATGGGCGACTTTAGATATGTTAAAGATAGTGCTGAGTGGGAAGAAACAATGTTGAGTTGTGTTATGATTCAGCATAAAAATAATATTGTGCGAGTTGGTAGCGGTTTCACTATTGAGCAGCGACAAGAGTTTTATCAAGACCCCAGTAAGATTCTTGGAAAGATTATTACGGTTCAGTATTTTGAGGAAACTAAAAACCAAGACGGTGGGATCAGTCTGCGATTCCCTACTTTTAAGTTTTTGCACGGGTCTGCTAGAACGGTTTAAAGAAACACACTTGACAAGTCGATAACTGTAGTATACAATCAGCATATAGACATTACAGCATTTGGAGATAAGATGGAAAACGCAACAGAAAAAAAGATTGAGTATACCACTAGCAAAGTTGATGAATTTTTTGCCAATTTTCCAAAAGATAAGATTGTGTCATATAAGGATTATTGGGAAAGTGTTAAACCTCAAAATAACGATGAAATCTTTAGACGATATCTTTTTGCATACTGCTCTGTGCATACCACTTGGCAAGGAAATGTGAAGGGCTACAATGCTATTAAGAACTTTAATGAATGGATATCAGACAAAGAAACCCTAAGAACCAAATTGCATAAGTCCGGTGTTGGACTTCATAATAATCGTACAGAATATATTTGGGACTTTCAGAATAAGTTTTGGAGCAATCCGAAAGATTTTTATTTTACAACCAAAAAGTATCACGTTAAGAAACGAGATAATATTGTTGACAAAATCAAGGGTATCTCTCAGGCTAAAGTTTCTTTCGCCCTAGAAACTATTCATCCCAATGAGTGTCGAGTTCTTTGTGGAGATGTTCATATTTTACGCTTGTATGGTATGGAACATTTAAAGTACAAGAGTGGTGCTGGGCTTAAAATGTACAAACAAATGGAGCGCCACTGGAGTATTAATTGTGGTAAACTAAAAGTTCCATCCTATATTGCTCGTTGTTTATACTGGGATAGTGTCCAACAAAAAGACGATAGTAGGTATTGGTCATGGGTATTTGAAAATGACTCAACTGAAATCTGTTAGATTTTTTCCTGAATGGAACGAAATCTATCCATATTCTGTGATTGGATTTTTAGAGTTTATCAATTACATATTATCGATTCAGCCCACAATTGATAATTGGATTGAAATAGGATCTCATTTAGGAGAATCATCTACTCTTGTTCTTGGATTTCCTCAAATTAAAAAACTACATTGTATAGAAGCATCGCAAGAGAGTTGCGAAATTTTACAACAAAAATTCTATAAAGATATACAAAAATCTAGATGTTCTATTATTCACGAAATATCGGATATTGCCGAACGTCATTTTATTAATGAAAGCGTTGATGTTGTATATATTGATGCTAATCATAGTTTTGAGTCTGTAAGCAAAGATATAGAGAATTACTATCATAAAGTTAAAAGTTGCGGATTTTTTGCTGGACACGATTATAGTAATGCGTGGCCCGGAGTAAAAGAAGCAGTCAACAATTTTATTATCAACTATGGATATAGTCCGAAAGATTTGATTGTATTTAGCGATTCTAGTTGGCTATTTAGGAAAAAATAATGGGAACAGTCACCAACTTCTCAAAAGATCATATTATTTGCGTATTATGTGATTGTAATCAAGAGGTTTTGGTATTAAATTATGATGAAAAGACTAAGACGCTGGACTTAGCCATGTATGAAAGTTATGCGGCCTATAAAAATAATTCTAGTTGGTTTCAGAAAATACGCTATATATGGAAGATTTTAACAGACAGACACCCATATACAGATCAGATTGTTATTAATCATCAACAAATCAAAGATATTAGTAAATTTCTGTGCGAATTGATAACTAAATAGTGTATACTAATACATCCTTTAAGGAGACTAATTATGAAATCAAATGTAAATAGTTTTATTGGGGATGAACTAGCAAATAAAGTAAAAGTGCTATCTTCTGCTTTATCTCAAGCACAAAATATGGTTATGGTTTTGGAAAAAGAAAATCAGAATCTAAAAGATGTTCTTAACAATCTAACATCTATAAATAAAGAAGATTGTGATTATGAGTATGAGGTAGTAAGTGTCAAATAATTCTACACAAGGATGTTTTCCAAATAGAGTAGTTACGCAGATTAATGATAAAGAATTTATATTAGAGGGCATAAGTAAGAAAACAAAAATTTGTTCAGAATTTGATGATGGCTTTCCATATCATATAGATTTAGAAGGCGGTCCTTTTATACACGTTGGTCTTGATTTTTTTGGTAAGGGAAAGGTTAAAACTCTACAGTTGATAGACAACGATAAGCCAAACTATATTATGTTAAAAATAATACTGGAGTAAAAATGTTTCAGGAATTACAAATGTTAATAGGTCTAGAACAGACAATGCTGGTTATGGGATTTAGTACAATAGAAATAGGAGAATTGATTAGTAATCTAACAATTTAAGGATGTTTCATGAATAGAAGACATTTTATATCTCACGCCATAGGTGCGGCTCCATTAGTTTTACCAGCAATTAATTTTACAGATTCTATTCTGGCTAATGCGGCCGATATGAAAAAGAACACGAAATCTGTGATTCTTTTATGGATGGGCGGCGGTCCCAGCACTATTGATCTTTGGGATTTAAAACCGGATACTCCTACTGGCGGTCCTTTTAAGCCAATTAGCACAAGTGCTGATGGTATACAAATATGTGAGCATCTACCATTATTGTCTAAACAAATGCACCATATGAGTATTGTTCGTAGTATGAGTACCAGAGAAGCAGATCACACAAGAGGACGATACTATATGCATACGGGTTTTGTTCCGAACCCAAGTATTGAGCATCCAAGTTATGGTAGCGTAGTATCTCATGAACTTTCAAAGTTTGTGCCAGAATTAGAAATTCCAGCATTTGTTAGTGTTGGAGGAAGCAGTATTGGTCCGGGATTTTTAGGAATGACTTATGCTCCGTTTGTTGTTGATAGTAATGGAAATATTCGTGATTTAAATGGTAGTATTGATCAAAATAGAGTAATGGAAAGATTACAGATGTTGGAGGCTATAGAAGATAATTTTATCTCTCAAAAGAGAGGCAATATTGCTAT